GTAATATAAAAGAAAAAGAATAATAAGTAAAATAAAATTCGATAATAAATTTGGAAATTTGGAAATTTGGAAATTTGGAAATTTGGAAATTTGTAGTTATTCATTTTCAGAAATGTTCAATTCTTCTAAGTAATCTTCCAATGAACTTATATCATCAGCATCCCAAATTTGTGAATTTTCAGGAATATGCACTTTTTTACCTGAAAATTGATTATTTTCATTCCAAGAACCTACTTCGAAAGCAACTGCTCCAAAAATAGCTTTTTTGATACCTGAGTAAGATTCAAAATCATCAATCCTAAATGCTTTCCAAGCTTTTTCATGCCATTTATCATCATTATCGTAAATTACTTTTACACCTTTTTTCAGGACACTTTTTTCAAAGGTTCCATATGAAAGAATGCGATGATAATTTGTTTCATTACAATCATAATAGCATGTTTCTATTTCATAGAGGTTTCCGGTACCTTCATAATGATTATTTTTCCAGTCACCTTCATATAAAGGCAAATTATGGCATCGTACATCGGATTCATTTCCGTCATCACAACTATTGCTGTACTCTTGACCTAAATATTCTGTGCCTTGTCCTTCACGTTGACCATTTACTATGTCTCCTTCATAAATAATATGTCCACAGTCATTTTTTACTTGAAAGTTTCCTGTTATTTTTGATCCATCTTCACTATTGATAGCAATTTGGATAAATCCTTTTTTGAAATCAGAAAAACCTGACATGTTTATTATTTTTGATATTTTTTTATGTTTATATTAAAATTTCATTTTGAGTTTTCATAAAATTAATTTCATTTTTTATTTTGTAAAAGATTGTAACCCCACCATTTGGGTACCTTTCTGAATATATTCCAGTAGTGCTCCGCCACCCGTGGATATATATATATTCTCACGTGCTTCTTCTTTATTGAATAAACTGGCTGTTTCTCCACCACCAATAATAATTTTTTTATGGCTTAATGTTTTCAAATAATCTGCTACTTTGATACTTCCTTGTTTATAAATAGGGTGTTCAATTACACCTAAAGGACCATTCCAGAAAATAATCGATGCTTCATCAATTTCTTGTTTTAATGTTTCCCAGGCTTTATTTGAAATATCAAAGAATTGATAATCACTATTTTTTACGTCAATTAAGGAAAGTTCTTTTGGATTTTGATCATTCATATCCAATTTTTCATTACCCATTCCATATTTCATGACTAATACATTATTGTAATATTCTTCATAATAATTAGCCAAACCACCAGCAATGTAAAGTCGTGTATTGGGTAATTGGCGCAAACGATGGATAAATGGCATTTTATCCGCAATTTTTGCTCCACCAATAATACCCAAGATTTTTTCATTTTTATTGGATAAAATGGTATTAATATTTTCCAATTCATTTTCAATTAATAAACCATATCCATATTCTTTCCCAGAATATTGCATATCACATATACTCATGTGTTCGCGATGTAAACAACCAAATGCATCTATTATATATACGTCTCCTAATTCACGGTAATTTTTAATTAAATTATGATTTTCATCCGAAGAATTCTTACTGTATGTTGTTTCAATTAAATGATATCGTAAATTTTCTAATAAATATACAACAGTTTTATCTGGATTTTTATTTTCAGTTTTATTTTCAGTTTTATTTTCAGTTTCATTCTTTTTTTCTAATTGTTTTAATGATTCATTACTTAATCCATCTTTTAGAAAAATAACAGAACAATTTAAATATTTTTCTAAAATAGGTACCATAAATTCCATGGAATATTTTTTATCATTATTCTTAGGACGTCCGAAATGTGATGTTAATATAAGTCGACTTGGATTTTGCTGTAATATATGTTTGATTGTTGGAATCGCTGAAGCAATACGATAGTCATCTACAACAGTCCCATCCATTACGGAAATATTAAAGTCAAATCGTGCCACTATATTTTTATTTTCCAAATGCATATTTTGTAAGCTATATTGAGGTTTAATACGCATATTTATATCATACATATGTTTCATGGTACGGATCATTTGTGCGCTATAAGACCATTCATTATCATACCATAACATTAATTTAACTTTTCCTTCTCCAATATTCATAGAGGCTTTTAAATCTAGTATTGATGGAGTTGTCGTGGTTAAGAAATCCGAACTTACTAAATTTTTAGTATTTATTTGATAGACAATGCCTGATAAATTAGTTGTTTCAAATAGTTCAGCAACTTGTTCTAATTGTACATTACTATCTTCAAATTCAATATTAATATCAAGTAAGGAACAATTTACAACAGGAACACGAACACTTGTTCCAAAAATTTTTCCTTTTAATTCAGGCAATACACAAGTAATGGATGAAGATGCTCCTGTACTATGTGGAATAATATTATTAAAAATAGAACGGTTGGTACGTGATGATTTTTTAAATACATCAACAGTATATTGAGAAGCAGTTGCCGCATGAATTGTCGTAAAATTACAGTTTTTAATAGCATATTTATCTTGAATTAATTTTAAAGACGGTGCTAAGCAATTTGTGGTACAAGAAGAAGCGGATACAATCGATTGACCTTCATATTTTTCATGATTAGCACCATAGATAAAAGTAGGAGATTTATCTTTTGCCGGAGCAGACATTAATACATAATCCACATCATGTTCTTGACATTTTTCGTGAGTCAAAAATGCTCCAGTTGCATCAAATAAGTAATGACAATCATATGATCGCCATTTTAATTTTTCAGGATTACGATCTTGAAGTAGCTTAATTTTGTGTCGACCAATTTGAAAAATATTTTCTTTTTCTGAAAGTATTTTAAACTCAGGAAGCTTTGCTTTATGAGCACTATCATAATTTAAATAATCCTCTATTTCAGTTATTTTTAAATTAACCGCATTGACAGCAACAATTTCTACCTTATTATCATTTATTAATTGATGAAATAAACATTTTCCTATACGCCCTAATCCATTTACTCCAACTTTGATAAACATTTATTTTATACTAATAAGATTTAAAAAATATTTTAAAAAATTACTAAATAAAATTAAGAATTAAATAAAATTAAGAATTAAATAAAATTAAGAATTAAATAAAAATAAGAATTAAATAAAAATATATAATTAATAATTAATAATTAATAAATGGGGCGAAAAAAAAAAAATAAATCTATTATATTTCCAAATAATCAATTCAAAAATAGTCATACTAATACTTCTTCTGACTCTCTTCAATCTTTAAATCATCTTGTAATTCGAATACCCAAAGATGAATGTTGTATTTGTTTTGAAAATATTGAGAAAAAAAATTTAATTATTACAAAATGTAATCATATTTATCATTTATCTTGTTTATTAAAAAGTTTGATTAAAAGTAATTTATGTCCATTGTGTCGAGGTGAAATTGAATTAAAAAGAGATAGTCCGCGAACAGTATATGTAAATAATTTTGACCGACATCAAAATAATCAAATCTCAAATTATACAACGTTTCGTTTGTTTGATTATTATTTAATTAGTCCTTTTTTATTATTTACTATCGGAAAAACAATTTATGATTTTTTTCCTTATTTATTGTATATATTTGGTATGCTTATGTTTTTGACATTTACGACAGGAATTGCTTATCGGACTGGATCATGAAATTATTTTTAAATTATTGTTTTATTTTTTCTTAAATATTTTTTATTTTATAAAATAGCATAATCAACCATATATAATTTTACTAATTCATCGCCAAAATCATTTTTCTTTGTAAATTGTAAATTATAATTATTTATATAGAATCTAAATGTAAATTTTAAATTGAATGACATTCTGTATAAAAGTGCATTGTTTTACGAATACTATTTGATACTTCATTTTTATCGTAATGTTGTTTAGTATGTGACATGATAAACTGATTATTTTTTTCAATTTGAAACAACGGAGTTTCGTCCTTTTTATTATATAGAGAAATATCGGCATCATGATAAAGTAATAAGTTTACAATAGATGTTTTTTTTTTCAGAAGTGCATGGTGGAGAGCGGTATTTTCATTTAATTTATCTTGAGCATCAATACTAATTGATGGTTGTGCTAACAATAAATTTACACAATGAAAATGTCCACTACTACATGCCATCATAAGTGCAGTTATACCATAGAAATTCGTACTATTTACATCTGCACCATGAATGATTAATTCATTCATAATATTAATTTGATTATATAAAGCAGATATCATTAATGGTGTTAATCCAAAGCCGTTGGACTTATTTACGTCAGCGCCATAATTAAGTAATAATAGTATAAGATCTAATGAACCATATTTCGCTGCTAACATTAAAGGAGTTTGTCCATGGTAAATAAGAGCATTTATATAAGAACTATAATCTTGACACATCGATTTACATTTCATGTAATTATTTTCTTCCAATGCATTTAGAAAGAGTAAGGAAATATCACTCATTTTTTATGAAACAGAATAAGTTCTAAAAATAGAATATTAAATTAATAATGAGATAATAAATTAAAAAGTATCATTTTTTTAAATTAATAAAAATACGTATAATTTCATTATTTAAAATATAATTGTATTGTATATTTTAAAATGTTAACAAAATGGTTAAAAGAAACGAATATTGATGAAGTGAATTTAGTTGGAGGAAAAAATGCATCTTTGGGGGAAATGATAGAATTTATCAGCTTTAGGAATTAAAATCCCAAATGGATTTGTTTTAACTGCTACTGCATATGATGAATACATGAAACATAATGGATGTTATGAAAAAATTAATTCTATTATTCAAGAAATTGATATTGATAATACTGAACAATTAAAAGTAAAAGGGAATCAGATTCGCAGTTATATTCAAGATGGAGTATTACCGGATAATATGAAACACGAATTATTAGAAAAATATAAACAACTTTCTGAAGAATATAAAGAAGAAAATGTAGATGTTGCTGTACGTTCTTCTGGAACAGCTGAAGATATGCCTGATGCTTCTTTTGCCGGACAACAAGATACCTATTTAAATGTACGTGGCGAAGAAGAATTATTTCAATGTGTGAAACTTTGCTTTGCCTCTTTATTTAATGATCGTGCCATATCTTATCGTAAATTAATGAATTATA